GGCGTGGCATGAAGGTGTTCGCCCGTGGACAGTCTTCGATGATGAAGTTTTGGACGAATAACTGGTCGCAGGATATGTATCGTGCGTTGCAGTGCGCGCATTCGTCGTTTGAGTATGCTCCCGAGCCTGTTGAGGAGGGGGAGCCTGACCCGAATAATATTCTTTTGTGTGCCGACCCGCGTCTTGTGTCGCATTTCCGTAATGCGAAGCGGCGTGAGAAGAGTTGGGGTTATCAGATTCATAAGGAGACGCCTAAGAGTCCGCACAAGATTGATGCGTGCATGGCTGGCGTTTTGGCTTATGCGGCGCGTGAGAAGTATTTGGGCCAGTTCGAGGATGAGGCTCCGCAGCGGGTGATGCCGCAGCGGGTCTGGTGATTTTGGGGTGTTCGTATGGCTTCCACATCTTCTAATATGCAGAGTCTTGTTACTGGTGATGACGAGCCTGATGGTGATGGTTTGGCGTTGACGCGTCTTGCGACGCGTTTGCAGAATCGTATTCCTGACCTGTGTGTGTTGAAGACGTTTTATGACGGTCGTGAGACTGTTCCGTTGCAGTCCGTGCCGAAGGCGGCGACCACTACGGCCAGTGCCGTGTATAGGCGTTTTGTGGATATCTGCCCGTTGAATCTGGCTCATACGATTGCGGATGCGGTAATCACGTCGCAGCATCCTACCGGTTTTCGTCTTGTCGCCGATAAGACGATGCGGAGCACGGATGCGGATGACATGTGGGATAAGTGCGGCATGGATGTCCGTTCGTTGAACATGTTCATGGATGCGGCGATTTACGGTGCCGCGTATGCGATGGTTCTCGGCAAGGAGAATCCTTCGTATATCCAACGGTTGAGTCCGTGGAGCACGGTCGTGTCCGATGACAAGGATTCGGCTGTGGTGTATGGGTGGTCCGAGGAAGAGCAGATCGAACGGTTGACTTTGTATCGCATCGTCCGTAATGATGACGGTGAGATACAGAGCGTCTATTCGCGTACCGCGAAGCATGAGGTCAAGTCGCGCACGTTGCCTTCCGATTCGGTCGATGACGAGGATACCGTGTATGACCTTGCCAACGACGATTCGAAGAAGCGCCCGGAGTTCGAGGCGCAGTTCGAGTGGGAGGGCCAGTCTTCCGGCGATGATTGGAAGTTCGCCATTGATTGCGGTTGTCTTCCTATCGTGCAGTTGACCACTCCTAACGGCAAGGGCCAGTTCGAGGCTTCCTTGAAGACGTTGAGGTCCATCGACCAGCAGCGTTTTCAACGGTTCTGCATTCAGGAGATGCAGGCGTTCAAGCAGCGTTGGGTGTCGGGCGACATGCCTGAGTATTACCAGAAGAGCGACCCTGCGGTCAAGGCCGGTAAGGCTCAGGCCGGTGACAAGATCGACTATTCGGAACTGTTCGAGATGGGTCCCGCCGCGTTGTGGCTGCTTCCCGCCGATGCGAAGATTGGCGAATCGTCCATTACGGATATCACGCCGATCGTGAATGCGGCCGCTTCCGATGTGAAGCTTCTGGCAGGTGCCACTGGCACTCCGTTGTCGATTCTTTCGCCTGATGTGGCTGGTTCCGCCGAGGGTGCGAAGCTGACGACTCGTATGCTGCGGTTGAAGGTCCGCGACATGAACATGAGGGCCAATGACGCTTTCGTGCTCCTGTTGAAGATGGCGTTGACCGCTTCCGGCAGTAATGCTTCGGAGGAGCGTTTCGAGACGACTTGGGAGCCGTTGGAGCTTCCGTCCGAGTTGGAGCAGTGTCAGGCGGCGGCTCAGGTGAAGGGTGTTCTTCCGTTGAAGACCATCGCCCGTCGCTATCTGCATATGACCGAGACGGAGATCGCGGAGATGATTCAGGATGCCCAGGATACGAGTTTCCTGAATGCCATGGCGCGGCAGAACGCGGCTTTGGATTCGTCGGCGAAGCAGACTGATGCGACGGTGAATGATTCGTATCTGGGTGACGGGTCCGGTTTGGATTCGTTCTCCACCGGCTCTGAATCGGATTCGATGTCGTCCGATGTGCCGTCGTCGGATGATTCGTCCGACGTTATGGGGGTCTGATGGCCGATAGCGCGTTGGTTGCCGTCCAGGCGTTGGATGACCAGCGGTTGAAGCTGGTTGACGAGTTCGTCCGCAGGGCTTGGAACATGTGGCGTAGCCTGACTCCTTCCGACTGGTGGAATGATGCGGTGGCCGAGGGTGCGGCTGCTTATGTGACGCAGCAGCATATCGCGTTCGTGAAGGCTATGCGCCAGCAGGGCATCTCATATGCGGATACGATGCTGCGTCTGGCCGGTGTGAACGGTTTGGGGGATATCCCACAATATGAGGTCGTTCGCGCCAACACGGACCCGTGGCAGGTCGCCATGAGGGTCGCGGACGAGTATCGCACTCAGGCCGTGAAGAATCCTGGGATTCGACCTGCTACGTGGGATGAGATTCTGAAGGATGCCGACCAGTCCGCCGCCAACCATGTGAAGGCTTGGCTGATGGCCGCGAAGGTCCAATTGGATACGAACGCGGTGACCGATGGGTATGTCGCCCAGAATCGCGCCATACAGTCGCGTTACAGGAGTTCCGGTGTCGAACGGTATCGTCGTGTGATTCATCCCGAACTGTCGAAGACGGGTTCGTGTGGTTTGTGTGTCGTGGCTGCGACCAACACGTTCACGAGGGCTGATTTGATGCCCATGCACAATCGTTGCAAATGTACGGTGGCTCCAATCGTCGGCTCTAACGACCCCGGGTTGAAATTGAACTCGGATGATTTGATGACGATTTACAAGGCCGCTGGCAAAACGTCGGGCCGTGATTATTCCACGAGCGCGACGGATTTGACGAAGCTTCGCGTGAAGGTCGTCAACAACAGCGAGCTCGGGCCTGTGCTGCTTCGCAAGGATGCTCCGGTGAACGGGAACGCGCCGGAATGGCATCTGCCTGACATGAGGATGACCCGCGCCCAGATGGAGCGCATGTGCGCCCGTGCGACCGAGTTCAACGCCCGGTACAAGGAATTGCTGGATGGTGATAAGGATTCGGTTCAATT